CGAGTGTCGGGAGCTTTTAACATGGCTCGAATGTTTACTTTTCGAGACTAATGTCCTATTCGTGAAATTGTTTCGAGGATTTCACGGCCTCTAGCAATATGGACAGCGAAGTCAGCACGTCCATAATTTTCTATCCCGATCTTACTTTCGGGGTCTTTTTTGACGTAGGAATTACTATCCTACTCGGAATATTCTAGTGTCCCGATCACTCTTGACTTGTCAAGATTCGAAGCGTTTATCGCGCTTGCCCTTGACTCTTTAAGTATCGCACATTTCGCGCCGTTGGTCAAGTAGTTTTGGAAAACTTTTTGACCTTTTTTTTTGTCGGCTTGTTCGGCTTAGGGTCAATCGGATCGGACTGTAAGGTAAAGACCTTTTTTGGTAGTCCTGTTTTCTCCGCTTGCCTGTCTGCTAGACTTCCGGCTTGAATATCGGATTGACCTTGCAAGTCTATGGCCTATTACCGGTCTAGTTACTTGCCGTGAGCATTGACGCCAATCTTTGATACTATCTCCGGAACGTCGCTCATGTTGTCAATTTTCAATTCTCATTTTCTAAGGATAGTTTAGCACAAGCGTTTACGTTGGTCAAGTAGTTTTGAAACTTTTTTTTGGTGATTTATTTTTCGTTTTGTGCCGTTTATAGAACAAACTTTGTCGTTATCATGCATTATCAGATCCATTATCACTTTTTTTGGTTAACATTTTTGTTGCTAAGTTGTTATGTAGTATAGATATAAATGTTTACCTGTTGCATAAAGGTTACCCATTATCATGCATTATCACTTTTTCATAGACTCTTGTTTCTACGTGCTTACTTGACTGTAGGCTTCTTATTATAAAAAAGGTAAAAAAAAAATAATATATATAAATAAGAATATATAAGAATAATAATAACAGTACTAATGACAACCACCAAACAACCAATTAAACTAGCGTTAAATCATATGTAGTATAGAATTAAGCTCGATTCAATCCGACAATTAAGCACGATTCTATTATGATAATGACATGATAACGGCATGATAATGGCATGATAATAGGGAGGCTTATTGCAACGATTGGACTAGACTTATTAGAGCTATTGGAGTTATTGGAGTATTCTAAAAAGTCTATTCTGTTTGTTATGTCCATTATCTCCATTATCATAATGTCAGTCGACAACTAGCCCCCACCCATATGGGGGACTGTCCCGCGCCCGGTGGAGAATACAAGCCATATAAATTATAACCACGCTGAAGTACAGTCAAGTACGTACTTATAACAGTTGACCATACTGCAAAATCCTTCTATACTACACGGCATGAACACAAAGCACACCAAAGACCTCAAGCACTACGAGTCCGCATTCGATTATCACCTAGATTTAATCAAGAACGGTCACTTCAAACTACAAGACGACCTGCTCGTCGCCCGAATCGACGTCAAACAAATGCACGGCTCGATCATTCTGCCTGACTCAGCCCAAATCGAACAAAACACCGCGACCGTGATGTGCATAGCGGAAAACTTGGATCCCAAGGACTATCCGATCGGTGCCCACATTATTCCGGATCAAAGTAAGGGCCGTGAGTTAGTCTCTAAAAACAACGACCGACTCGTCATCTACGACGTCAAGACCGACGTTCATGCAGTTTTTCTTCCGGAGTAAGCTATGGATAGCACAGCAATAACCGGTCGCGACTTGACGCATAAGAACCCCGATCCGACCGTCGAGCTATCGCACGACGAGCATGCCCCATCAGTCTGTAATAACGCCCTCAATTGCGACGCACGCGATTCCTGCGGACACGCGAAAAGCCATACACACGAGTTCATGTACGAGTCTTGCTCGGGTCGACAATGCGATTTCTTGCGAACTTGGGTCAAGTGTGAATAATTCGTAATAATTCGTTCGAAAATCGCTTGACGGCGTGAAAAAACCGTGTTACACTATATTCATGGTCGCGGACAAATAGTTACGGGTTCGACATAGCGCTGGCGGGTTTGGGGGGCATTTACCGTCCACCGATCTATTATCACTACGTAGCACACCGGACGCGAACATGAAAGACACGAAGTGAAGCATAATGCATTTCTGCGGCTGATCTTCGCGCAACACAATCGAGGCTAACGTCGGATTCCTGACATTGCGAGTCGGGCTACAGCCTCTGATGCCATAACGAGAACAGCTAGAACGTCGGTTGGAGTAGAAGCTAGATGTACCGGTTCAAACAAACATGGTAACACTAGGAGCTTCACGCTCGAAGCTAGTACAGCACCCTTTCGAGATTGGTATCAATTGGCGGATGCAGAGGATGACGAGGTGTAGACGTACATCAAGTTCTATCTGCGCGTCTACCTGACATCAGGGGATCTTTGCTTGATTCATGGGGTAATGTGATAAGTCTGACCGCACGATAGAGTGATGATCTAAAGGTCGGGGTTGGAGTAGCTAACCAGCCCATACCGCCTATCTATTTACTTCCATTGGATGCCCAAATGACTACGACCGAAATCGAGCTGGTAGCCCCTACGGGTGATCAAGGATTCCTTGATGCGAACAAGGCTCTCGTCGAGCAATGCGCGGTGCAAGCCTTAATGTCTGTGATGAACTCTAATTGTGATCCTGTGGTGAAGCTCGCGGCTTCCTCGCAGGCTTTTGACATTTTGGGCAAGTCCAAACCGCAAGCACAACAATCAAACAACACAACGAATATTCAGATCAACGCGGCGTTAGCCGGAGAAGCTGGCAAAGCATTAGCTGGCATGGTGAAAACCTTGTCACTCATGGGATCCGGTATGTCCGATCGGACAACAGAGTCCAATTCGGACTTAAATGCCCCCCAAAGCATTCCATGAAGCTGGCTAGAGCATGAGTGATATTAGTGTAACTTCCATACAGGGGCGCGAAAACTCCATTATCTCCAATGAGTCCAATATATCTATTGGTGGTTTTCAACCGACGCTACAAATTAGCCCGCATATTTTAGCACCTACTTTTGGTGTCGATTCAAATCCGCAGTTATTACTCGAACAACTTTCACGCGAGCTTACCTCAAGTAATGCTCAGCTCAACACGCGCGTGATTCAGCTGATTCGTGAAGCCGGTTTCGTCTCGTTGTGGTTCTATTTGAAGTTCATTGCAGGTTCAGCAGGTCCGTATAATTTGCTCGATGAACAGCTACACCTTGACATGGCGAACTTTCGTCAGCGTGTAGCTACTACACCCGGCATTAAGGCGTGTGGGCTTGTACCGAGATCATGTTATAAATCTACTATCTGGTCTCATGGTCCGAATGCGTGGGAACTGCTGAGGAATCCGAATCTTAGAATCGGTTGTACTTCTCAAGTTTACGACAGGGCGCTGAGTTTCGTTCAAACTACTATTTCGATCTTTACCGACAATGATTTACATAAACTATTGTATCCTGAATACGTCAAGGAGAACCGATCCAATGTTGACCTTGTTCTTGCTAATCGTACTAGGAAGTATCCGGAATCGAACCTGCAGGCAATCTCCGCTGGATCGTCCACGCAGGGTAGCCATTTTGATCTGTTTGATTGCGATGACATTGTTGGCGAAGATATGCTCAACGCTAGTCATGTTGCAGGCGCAGACATGGCGCGGATGGGAAATTGGCTCTTTAGTAATCTACGGACTCTGGTAGTAAGCTGGATTGATTCGAGGGTTATGGTAGTCGGCACGCGTTATGCTGTCGATGACCCGTACGAGCGCATCATGAAGTCGTCCAAGGAGCATATTGGTTTCTGGGATGCGATGGAAGCCGATTATCCGTTGAATCCCGAGGGTGACTGGGTGACGTATTATAGACCGGCGGTTCAAACTGATAAAGACGGCAAGTCCTACTCGGTCAACCCGAATGCGTTTAACTTGAAACAACTTGCGGAACTTGAACTTTCGGATCCTTGGGTGTATCAGTCTCAATATGCGAATAACCCTTTGGCCGCAGGTGTTAGTGATTTTGCAAACTATACGATAGAGCGCTTCAAGTTAGAGTGGGATGATGAGAAAGAAACCTATGAAATTGTCTTTTTGGACAAAGCGATCGGTGATTTTGTTCGTATTGATTTGCGTAGTTGTGATGTTATCGTTGCTGGCGATCCTTCCGGTGGAACAGTTGTTGCTAGCTATAATAGTTCTCGTGCCGCCGTGGTTGTGCTGGCGACTGATGGACTAGGACGCAGGTTTGTACTCGATGTTGAGGCGAACTTCGTACCGCCGACCAAGTTTTTCGGTTGGTTGTTTCAGTACAAGAAGAAATATTTCAACTATTGTCGCGGGACGTTTATTGAGGCTCAGGCGGCGTTTAAATCATTTATTAGTATTCTGCGCAAAGAAGAAATCCAGCGTGGCGAATGGCTCAATCTAATCGGTATAAACGCACTCGGTGACAAGGAAACGACTATTCGAAATATTATTCAACCTTTGCTCGATAAAGGCAAACTCTTTTTACGTGACGAGATTTATGTCAAGGTCATGGAGGAACTGCGTGTGTTTCCATCAAAGAAAATGGACATACTAGACGCTTTGAAGATTGCGGTGTATAAATCTATTGTACCGCGTGATAAGAACTATTCTATTGACGACGATGATGACGATGACAGGTTTCATCGAAAGCGTTCGAATCGTGATCATGTAAACAAGACTACCGGATATTAGGAGGCTTACTATGGCTAAAGCGACTGAAATAGGCTCTGACGAAGTTAATATTGATCAAGAAGCGACTGTCGATGTCGCTCAGCAACTCGGACCGGTTGACGCCGAGGCGAACGCGGTGGCGGTAGATGGACAGTTACAACTAAGTGACATCATAACCGACGAGGCTATTCGAACTGCGATCAGCGATTATCTGTGCTCGGAGATCAAAGACATTCGAGATGGTGAAGATCGCAAGGGTCTTGAAGCGACTTGGCAGAATTATCGGCGCATTCGACGTGCTCGTGTTGAGTCAGCGACTAGAACAAGTCCGTGGAAAAATAGCGCCAACATGATGCCGCCTTTGACTGCTCAGAAAGTTAATACCATCTATGCCAAGGAAATATCGGCGTTTGCGAGTAAAAAACCTCCTGTCGTTGTCGAGGCTATGAACTCGAGTGAGTTCGACAAGGCCGAGTCGATTGGCAGGTTTTTCAAGGGTATCTCGGAGTCTTCGAGTGGCTTGAACATGCCGAAGAATCAGCAGGTGATTTTTTATGAGCAAGTTTCACTCGGGACGCACTTTGTCAAGGTGCCGTTCTTGGTCGATCAGTGGGCATTCAAGCGTGCAGGACAAGCTGGTGAAGAACAGGTCACATACGTCAGGCACAAAGGCCCGGCGATTCAGAACATTCGGTTGGAGGACTTCTTTACACGTCCTTACTGGAAGGACATTCAGCGTGCGCCGTGGATCGCGGTTCGGTATCGGTATTATCAGCATGAACTGCTCCAGCAGGGTGCTATGGGGATATTTAACCTTGAGAATGTTCAAAAGATTCTCGATCGCAATATTACTACTTATGACGATAATCAGCTTGCGTCACTAACCGATGCGAGCATTACGGTGTCTGAGCTGGGTAAAACCGATCAGAACAAGGAATACGACATTTTCGAGTGCTATGTGTTCTGGGACATTGACGGAGACGGCATTCCTGAGGACGTCAAGTTCTGGGTTGAAGTTGAATCAGGAGAAATACTTCGAACTGAATATAACCCCTTGTCTATGCGCGACATCGAACCGGTTATTTATTTTGACGATCCGGATGTGCTCTATGGTGTTGGAGTCTGTGAAATGACCGCTAGTTTGCAGGAAGAAGTCACGACTCTGCACAATATGCGTCTTGACGGAACTCAGCTCGCGATGCTCAAGATGTTCTTTGCGCGTAGAGGGTCGGGCTTGGCCAATGAGGAACTCTCGCCGTTCAAAGTACTCGAGATGGACGATCCGATGACGGATCTGAGACCGGTGGATTTCCCTGATATTGCTGGATCCTGTCTGACTGGTGAGATGGTCGCACGTGAATATGCCGATAAGGTTACTGGTGCGTCTGATTACATGGCTGGTTTCAATGACAAGACAGTCGGATCAGGGGCGACTTTGGGTGGGACTACTTTTTTGGCTCAGCAGGCAAATACTATTCTGAACTCGATTTTGCAGAATGCCGAGATCTCAATGACGAACATCTATACGATGGCGTTCTATCAGTGTGTAGCGCACAAGGAACAAGTCGATCTGAGCTTCTTGACTCCTGAAGACCAAGCCAACATGATGGATGTTTTGTCCATGAATGTTGAAGACATTGCGACGAAGTTCCGGTTCATTGTCAAGTCGACTGAGCTGGATCAGACTGATGAGGCCAAGAAGCAGAATTATCTGGCTGGTTCGCAGATGTACGCGATGTACGGACAAAAAGCAGTCGAGCTTCTGCAAACTATTACTATGGCTCAAACTGGTGCACCCGAGCAGGGCATTCCGCCGAATCAACAATTGGCTGAGCTGGCACTTCGACTCTATGTCGGCTCGACGGAGTTCATGCGGAAGACATTCGAGTATTTTGATGTGGGTGATCCGGCAAGCTATTTCCCGTATGTTGGAGACTTGGCGCTTCAGCTTAAAATGCAGGATGAGCAGAAGAAGCTCGCCGTTCAACAGCAAAAGGAGCAGATGAACAATGCACAAGGATTCGTCGGAACTGGTACTCAAGGTCAGCAAGCAATACCAACTACCGCAGGAGTTCCTGCAGCTAATGCTAACATGGGACCTGCAGGACCTACGGGCGGTACAACAACTGCTGGCACTCCGCCGGGAGTCGTGCAGTAATCGACTTGAAAGTGCCGTGACACAGCAGGATATGTTTAGACTGCAGGGTGAAGCGACGAGTTTAAGAAAACTGTTCAATGAGATTGAGGTTTGGTTTAAGGCTATACAGGAGGACAAGAAGTGAACTTGACAGATTGGGAACGAAAATTGATGCTCGCGGCTGATGGCGTAGACGGATCAGCGTCAGATGGTCCGGATGTTATCATCGACGAGCCGACTGATGATGAGACTGATTATGTGGTTGAGGGTTCCGAGGAAGCAAAGAACATCCAACCTACTGATGTGAAGAGCCGCGAAGAAATCATGGCTGAGCTTGCGAAGACCCGTGAAGAATTAGTCGCGCTTCAGGCGGGTGCGGCTCCCGTTACTGCGCTTCAGTCTACGATGGAAAAGATGATGTCGAACATGGCTCCTGTGAAGGCGCCCCGGAAAGACGGCTCGACGAGCATGCAGACGTTCAACGGAAATCGCATGTCCGATGTTGATTTCGAGAAGCATATCAATCAGCTTATGCTCGAGAATCCCTATCAGGCTCAACAGGAGATGCAGACGCGCATGATGGAGCCAATTCTGCAGATTACGGCGGTTAATAACGCGCAGACGAGCCGAGAATTGCTGTTTGCGAATCCTGAGCAGAAAAAGCTCTATGATCGCTATGCGGACGAGATCGAGGAGCATGTCGCGAACATTCCGATGATCGAGCGGGTCAAAAATGCGCGTGTGTATCAGAGTGCGCTCAATGCTGTCAAGGCCGCGCACATGGAAGAACTTTCGAATGAGTCTACCTCGGCTCAGGTTGCGAGCTTGGTTGCGGCTGAACTTGCGAAATACGGCATCAAACCGGGAGAAACGCCGGTAAACACCAATAAACCGGCACAAACCGCGTACAATGCCCCCCAAAGTCTCTCAGCGCGTCCCACAGCAAGTACTTCTACGACTCGGAAGGTCATTTCGATACCGCAGAATGTTGCTCACGAGGCTCGTCAGCGTGGTTTGGATCCGGGATTCTATTATGAACACCTGAAATCCAAGGGTTTGATCAAATAATTAAGGAGAATTGAGTTATGATACAGGAAATTGCAGGAAAAGAGCCGGAAAAAGTGGTTAAAACAGGTAATTTGAGCGTGTCAAGTGGAAATCCGGCGAATGGTGTTATAAAAAGTGCAAAAACTCCACAAAAAATGAATGTCTTGCCTTCGATGAACAAGGAGACTGTGCTAGACTTAGACTCGAAGGGTGTGGAATTGTATTTCGATCAGAAAGAGGACTTTTTGGTTCTGGACGAAACGACAATTCGAGCCTTGTCCCAAGCGAATCGGATTCGTTATTCCAGTGCACGACAGTTTCATGAAAACTGGCGCGGACAGCAGGATGCGGATTTTAACGAGGCGTTTCAGGTTGATAGGCAGTTTGTCGGTTCGGACTATGACAAGCTGTATGATATTAATGTTAGAGCTGGTGTTCAGCATCGATGGGCGAGACCGGATCGTGTGGCGGCGTATATGGCGAAAGGTTATCATATCATGCAACCGGATGAAGCGACGACGTTCTTGGGATCGAAGGGCAACCGACATGAGGTTGCACACAACGGAAAGACTGAGCTTGTGTTGATGGGGATCGACAAGAAGATCTATCAGAAGGCTCAGAAAGACAAGGTTGAGAAGAATAATAACCGAGCGGTAGCTTGGAAAAACGCTGGCGTTGAGCAACTGAATGCAAGTGGAAGTAGGGGTTTCGTTGACGAAACTGCTTCTTCTACCGGTAATCGGTTTAACGAGGTCAGCGAGGAATAGACCTTTTGAGGAGGAATGCAAATGGCGTTCAAAATCTATAAGGGTGCAGGCGGTAGTATGCACGTACCTGCCGAGCGGTGGATCGCCGGAGTTGGCGGTGTTACGGCCAATATGCCTGTTATCCTTGCGGCTGGGGCAACCGGCGCTGAACTGGGTAAGGTTACTCAGGCGGCTGGTGGTTCTGCGGCTACTGAATTGATTTACGGCGTAGCACTCGAAACGGGTGTCGCTGGTGCTGAGGTTCTGGTAGCTCCTGCTCTTGGTGGAACGATGTGGGAAGTCGATGCGGTGGCTGATGCCAACGTGTTGAATGTTGCGGCGGATAATTATCTGGCCGCGACCACATTGCTGTTGACTGTGGGCACTTCGACCGTACAAGGTAAGAAGTGCGTAATTCTTGGCAAGCTCGGGACTGCGGCGAACCGCAAGTATCTCGTTCGGCTTGTCAATACGACCGGCGTTTAAGGAGGCAACTGAATGAGCGCACCTATGAATCGTGGCAGTTTTCCTCTGCAGACTGACCGCGAGATTGCGAAAATGTTTTACTCGGCTTACGCTGATCTTCCGACTGAATGGACGAAGGTTGCGAAAGTAGAAACTTTTCCGAAAGGACGTTACCTGAGTAACGCTGAACTTTCCCCGCTCGGTTCTCTGAATCGAATGGGTGAAGGTGAGGAAATCATGTTCGATACCCCCGCTGAAGGTCACAAAAAGACTATCAGCGCGATCAAGTTCGGACTTGGTTTTCAGGTTACGGAAGAAATGCTTGACGACGATCTGCAGGATCAGGTGGCGAAAATGCCGCAGTCCTTGGCTCGTTCGGCGAGTTACTGCGTGGAACAGAACTTCTTCAATCTGTTTAACAACGGGTTCTCGACTGAGACTGCGTGGGATGGTCTGAGCGTGTTCAACGCCAGTCATGTCACGACCAAGTCGGGTACGACTATCAATAACCTCGGAACGGCTGACCTTAGCGACATTTCGCTGAAAGCCGCTTTCGAGTACTACGACAAGCTCGTAGATGAAGCTGGTTTCCCCATCGCCATGCGCCCGAACAAACTGCTCATTCCGTATGCCCAGAAATGGGTTGCGAATGATCTTCTGAAGGCGACTGGTCGGGTGTGGGATTACACCGACATGGGTAAGGGTCTTGTTGGAGCCGCGACTTTCGCTGGCGACGGACCCCTTATGAACGGACTCAATCCGTCGAACGGAATTGTTGATGGTTGGTCTATCCAGACTGCCCGTTATCTGACCGACGACGATGCGTGGTTCTTGCTTGCGCCTGAACACGGGTTTACCTTCTACTGGAAGAAACAGCCCAAGGTCAGTTCGAGCGATTCGTTTGGTACTGGATCGAAGTTGTACAAGGTTACGACTCGGTTCGCGCCGACCGTCTGGGACTACAAGGGTTCGTATGGTTCGCCGGGAGCTTAATCGCTCGTAGTTCGTAACTTCGAGGGGAGTTTGGGGGGCATTTCAACCGCACTTCAGACTCCCCTTTTTAGGATCTAATCAACATGGAACTGCAGATCTACACTGATGAACAAGTAACACGAATTGTTGATGGTGCTGTGCAATATGGTTATAAAATAATTGGAATGATTGACCCGAATCCGAATGATATACTGTGGCTTAATGAAGGCGACGTTGTTGATCCACTTTTTGAAGAATATACAATGCGAATGACGACTAAAGGAACTAGATCCGGCGAGAGTCCGGGCAACTGGGCGACTTGCTATATTTGTCGATACGAATATCCGACTGTGGATATGATTTTGAAGGGCGGAAAATACTACTGCACGAAACAGAATTGTGCAGATGACTTAGTGGAGGTTCTTAAATGACTCTGCAACAGATTATTCGAGACGTTTATGAAGCTCTTGGTGAACCGAGTGACTTGGAGTACAAAGACGATTTCGATGTGATTGATACCGCGTCTGACGGCTGGCACAAGCTGGTCGATTATGTAAATAACGCGTGTTTGGGAATTGCAACGTGGAAGTTTCCTGATCGCAGGACGATTCGGTTCAGATTCCTCGAAGACGTCGCATATTTGAGCACGATATTCGAGACTGCGACGGTAGTGGCAAGTGTAGTTTCAATGCCGATCATCGAGACTACACTGACGAATCTGACAATTGATGCGTATGCCGGTTGTGCGATCAGAGTCGGATCGAACGTGTACAGAGTTAGATACTCGAGACCTGATCCGATCAATCCGACGCACGTTGATTTGATGCTCGAAGGTCAGATTACGGTTATGGCTGGAACGAGTTTGAGTCTGTCGAAGCGTGATTATCGGTTTGTGAATCAGGTCTTAGATCCGTTCGCGGTTGTTCCAGTTGGAATCGCGTATACTGCTTCTAACGGTGCGCCTCTCGAGATCACGAACATCTATGATATGACTACGAACTCCGAGTTGGATCTGCTGAAAAAGTATGATCCCTTGATCGCGGTTCAAGTGTCATTTCAAACTCCGAGTCAATATTATAAACTGGCTCAGGGTATTCGGTTCGATTCATATCCGAGTTCGAGTATGAGTTACTCGGTTCGATATATGCGTGGACCGAGAGTTTTGGGTTATGCGCTTATTGATGCTGAGCCTGAGCTTCCGGTGCAGTTTCATGAAGCGATTATCTTACATGCTCTGTGGTGGGGTTATCGCCGGATGCAGGAAAATAACTCGGCTTACTCGACAAAACAAGATCTAACTGATATGTTGAGTCGTGTAAGAACTGAGTACGACCTGCAAGGTGAGCTTACTTCGCATCAGTTTACTATAGCTTAAAAGGAGCTTTAACATGTCGCAACATTTAATTCCGTGGAATAATCAGTTTAATAGTTTTCCGATTCCGACGAGTCGTGTTGGTGATACTGATAAGTTCATTCGTGAATCGCGTGTCGGTGTAGCTGAGCGTGTCGGTCAAGAACACAACATGGTGCTGACGGATGATTTGACTGACAATCATGGCAAGCACCTTGAGGGTTCTGCGAGATGTTTCATTTCGAATATCGACGTTGCGACGCCTGATGTGACGATCGAAACTGTTTATACTGGCGATTTGGCATTTGATTTCAAGCATGGTCGGCAGTACTTCAATCCTGAAACGAGAAAACTCTATGTGTATGTGACGAATTACACTTACGTCGATGCACAGTCTGAATCGAAAACGATTAACGGCTTCATTGAAGTGCTCAACATGGGACTGACTTTGCAGACTGGTTCGTGTTTTACAGCCGAAGCAACTGTGGTTAAGGAAGCGATTTCGGAAGGATTTGTACTTCTGACTGGTAGCCGATTCACGGTTGTGTTTCTCTACGCGTCTGGAGTTGGTGCTCAGCTCGATGTGAATAACACTGGTATCAAGAACATCTACGATAACAGCGTCATTACGACGGCGACTTCATGGCAAGCTGGCGATTATGTCGAGTTTTTCTACGACGGAACGCAGTACCATGTGGTGTCGGTACGCAAAGTTAATAGCCTGACGAAACCAAAACTCAAAGGCGACTTGGTTGGAAACGTAACTGGGGATGTGATTGGTAACATTACAGGTGCTCTGACCGGTAATGCTTCTACAGCAAGTGCTGCGGCTAAGTGGACAACTCCGAGGACGCTGACTGTATCAGGTGATGCGTCTGGGTCGGTATCGATTGATGGTTCTGCGGCACTGTCATTGTCTCTCAATGTGACAAGCGCGGATACGTCTCAGGCGTGTACGGGAAATGCGGCTACTGCGACGTATACTACTAGTACGGTTGATAATACCGGAGTAGGACGTCTACTTTTAGGTTATCATATAATGGAAATTAATCCAAATTTCAATCAGGAATATATTCTTGATGCCACATTCAGCAAAATAAGAATTTATAATGGGGATGGTACAGATCTTTTTATTACAAGCGGGAGGTATAGATTTCTCGGAGCAGTCAGTGATACGTCACGGGTTGGTCTTTGGGTTAAAACGGAGTAGTGGTTGATAATGTCAATAAATAATTCGACTTTAAGCAGACCGGGTTCGATTGGAACAGAGAATATTTATCAGAGTGAGCTTCCGGCTGATCTTATCTGGATCGACTTGAATCGACGACAGGTTATGCTCAAGGATAATTGGGACTTCGCATCGAATGTGCGAATTTATGACGGTGGTAATGCTAACTTTGAAATAGTACTTAATGGGGGAGATGCAAATGGCTGATCTAATTCAACTTCGTCGTGATACTGCCGCAAACTGGACAACGGTTAACCCGATATTGCGTGCTGGTGAAGTCGGATACGAGACCGATACTAAGCGCGAAAAGCGTGGTGACGGTATAACTCCGTGGAACACGCTTGATTATTTCAATGTTGCGTTCGGTTCGGATGTCGCGAATGTCAAGATGAACGGTACTGCGGCGCTTGGTGACATTACTGAGGCCGCTCGTGTCGATCATGTGCATCCGAGAGACAGCACATTAGCACCGAGTGTATCACCGGCTTTTACCGGTGCTCCGACAGCTCCAACTGCGGCAGTCGGAAACAACACGACTCAGATCGCGACGACTGCATTTGTACAGTCAGAAGTCTCAGAGTTAGATGATTTTCACGCGTATGACGCAACAAGAGCGTACGCGATAAACGAGCCGACCTTTTATCTTGGCGTCCCCTATAAATCTATTTTCGTCGGAGCGAATACCGGAAACACACCATCAACGTCCCCGACTTACTGGGAAGTGACCGGTGGCGGCTCAGGTAGCGCAACGAATGTCGGATACAATTTTGCGAATGGTCAGTTCGAGACGCACACGATTGGCTGGTCTCGCTATGCTGATGCGGCTGGAGTCATTCCGGTTGACGGAACAGGGGGGTCACCAAATGCAAGCACTACTTTCCTTCGCAACACGACGACTCCGATCAACGGCCTCGGAGATGCGATTCTGTCGAAAGATGCCGCAAATCGTAGAGGTGAAGGGGTTAGTTATGACTTCACCATAGACCGTGGACAAACCACCTCACCTGCACAAATTACCTTCGCCTACAAAACACCGGTTGCGTATCTTGACGGATATCTCGGTGCATTCCTCTACGATAAAACCAACGGCGCTTTAATCAGAATGTCGGTTGAAAACATTCCTGCGACATACGGTTCGATCAGCCAGTTCTTGACGACATTCATCCCGAGTACGTCAACAGAATACCGATTGATATTCCATGTCATCGCCGCGACTTCAACTGCGTGGACTTTCGAGGTAGACAACATTCAA